TGATATTTTATATTCGTTCTGTACTGTAACCAAATCACCTAAAAAATAATCTGTTTTGTATTTAAAAGTTGTGGTTGGGTCTACAGTTCCTTCGAAACTAATTATGGTTCCAAATCCAGATAAAGCTTCATAACCTTTTGTTAAAAGATAAAGTGAATATATTAAATCTCTAAGAATTACATTATCTCCAGATTCAGGAGTAGCACTTTCTAAATCAGCAATTATAACATTTGGTATTCGATAGTATTGAATGCCTCCAACAGTAACTATTTCACCAGTAGGATATTCAGTTTGTAATTCAGTTAATTGGTTAGTGTCTATTATTTGTATATCAATAGTATTCATTTTATAAACATAATTTGAGCCCTCAGTTGTTATATAACCTTCCCCACCTTCGCCTGTAGTTGGGTACATTTCGATTAAATCTCCCCAAGTTATTGTCTTTGAAATTTCATTAGCGTCAACATATACTTCGTATCTAGATATACTTTCAGCTTCTCCGGAAATACTAGTTAATCTTTCAGAGCCATCGCCTTCTCCTGCTGTTATAGCAACATTTCCAAGTTTACTGGAATCTTCTTTGTATTTTGTAGAATTTAGATTCTCATATTCATTTGAGAATATAACTGTATTACTTCTATCTGTTCCTTTATAAAGTATGAAATAAAAATTAGTATCTGAAGTAATTACTTTATAACCCCAATTGTACTTTTTACAAAGTTCTTTTATTTTATTCCCAACATTTACATAACTAATTTGTTCCGTAATTACTTCTGTGAAATTGGCTTTAGTACCTAAAAAGAAATTAGCTGTACCATTAGTCTTTTTAATTTGTCTATCTGCTATTTCAGGATCAACGCAAGTTGAAGTAACCATGTTTCTAATATAATCTTCAACATTTCCATCAACACTTAATTGCCCCCAAATAACTCTTTGATTTAAAATTTTCTTACAATCAAAACCTTTGGCTATAATATAATTACCTTTTTCGCTACTAGTATCAATTTCAATACTCTCAATTCTACAAATCATATCATCATCAAATCTAATTAAATAATTATCTTTAACCAATAATTCTAAATTAGTAACGGTGGCTTCAGCGTAAACTTCACAATCACCAATTTCATAATATCTATTTGCCCAAATAAGAGAATTAAAATTTTCAATCATACCTATTATTTCTAAATTTCCGTTTAAAACATATATCTCCATAATTAAACACCTCGATATATATTACGATGTTCGAAAAACATATTAACTTTATTGTCGTAAATTTCATCGTTTATCAAATAAGTAAATAAATTATTTCCCGTTTGCAATTGGAAAAATGTAGAGCCATAAATAATATATGGGAACATATTTATAATTACAGCGTTTCTAATTAACACAACTGATTTCTGTCCTTTATTTGTATCAATAATTAATTTGTCGCCAGTTAAAAAAGTATAATCAATTTTGAAATATTCTCCATTAGTTGTATTTTTTATTTCTATTAATTCAACAGTATCTATAAAATCAGTTGTAATAATAACCCCTGTTTCACTTTCACTTGTATTTATTATATTAGTAGTTAAATTAAAATTGTAACTAGAAAATTCAATTCCATCAGAATCAATAGAAAATGGAAATTCAAATAATGCTTGTATTTTACTTATATCATGGTAGATACTATATAAATCTTTAAAATAAGAACTAGGACATAATAAAGATATTTGCATAATTTCATTTCTTGTAAATAAATCACATTCTATCTGCTCGACGTAACATTCAATATAAACATTTCTTGAAGCATTTTGATAATAAAATTTAGCCCATTCTTTTGTTCTGCAATAATTATATAAATTTAATCTATTTGCTTCTATATCTCCATTGATCTTAATTCTAATAACAATATTTCTAGTTTCTAATTTAGAAGAATTAAATTTTGCGCCATCAATGCTGGTAACCGCAATTGTATTAATTTTTGCATTTGGAGGGTTAAGACCACTAATGCTTAATACTTGATAATCACTTTCATTTTGTGTAATGGTTATAATATCCCCATTTTTATTCTCAAGTCTACAATTAAACATTTACAACCCCTCCCTTCGTAAATCCTAATAAATTTCTAGCGTCTCTGTACAATTCGATTCTGCTAGGAGTAGCAGGAGCATTTATAACTTGTGTGAAATTATTTATATTTGATAAACTGCTTGAATTAGAAGTTGTACTTTGAGTTGCACCAACTAAATCATGTTTCATTTGTTCTGCTACGGCTTTAACCCAATATTTATTTTCATCAAGTGGAACGACAGCTTCAGCTCCATCTCCTTCAAGAAATCCAGTTTGACCTTTTTTCAAAATACCACCAGTTCTTAATTCTGGAATTTGTGGTACTCCAATTTGACCAATTAATCCTTCAAATGGTTTGAATCCTAAAATTTTAATTTTTCTAATTATATCTAATGCGGCATTTATAGCATTAAAAGGGGTCGCAATTACTTTGTTAATACCTCTAATAAGTCCATTTACAATATTTTTAAAAGTTGAAACAATACCTTCTTTAATTCCATCAAATACTTTTCCGCCTGTGGAGAAAATATTTTTAACAGCGTTCCATGCATTCCCAAATATATCTTTAAAGAATTTACCTACAGTTGAAAATACATTTTTAATTCCGTTCCAAGCATTAGTTGCTCCACCTTTTAAACCATTCCACATGCCTGTGAAGAAGCTTGTAATTGGTTTGATTAAAGTATCATTAAACCAACTTGACACAACACCCCAAATTGCTTTTATTCCTTCCCAAGCACCTGTAAATAAACTAGTTACTGTAGCTGAAAAAGTAGTAAATAAATTTGTAATTGGAATAATAACATTTGTATTGAACCATTCCCAAACTGTAGAAAATACTGTTTTAATTGGCTCAATTACATTTGTATTAAACCAATCTCCAATTCCCATAAATACATTTTGTAATGGTTCTAAAATACTTGTTCCTAACTCAGCACCAATTTCCATTAAATTATTCATTCCACTAACTAATCCTTCAACAATTCCAGTTATTATTTGTGGAAGTGCTTTAATTAACTCAACTACAATCAATGGTATCGCTTCTATAAGTCCCATAAATAATTGTAAAGCACCTTGTATCATTATTGGCATATTAGATATTAAAGCACTTACAATCGCACTAACAATTGCAGGTATTTGTGGCACAAGGGCTTGAATTATTTGTGGTATAGCTTGTATAATTCCCATAAACAATTGAATAGCCGCGTCGAATAACATTGGCATTCCTTCAATTAACATAACTACAATATTACTTAATACTTCTGTTATACTCATCATAATCTGGGGTAACATCTCACCAAGAGCAGTTATAATACTTGAAATAATTTGAAGTATAGCCTCTAACAATAAAGGTATTGAATTTAACAATGCGGTTATTATTTGTGGCATAACATCAACAATTGCTTGTACAATAGGTGGTAATGCACTTATTAATCCATTTAACAATGTAGTAACACCAGTTATTACTTCTGGCAATAATTGTTGTATTAATTTAGTAACTTCAGGTAATAATCCTTGAACTAATTTAAAAGTCCCACTAACAACAGTTTGAACTCTTGGTAATAAATTTGCTATAACACTTCCAATACTATCTATAAAATTACTTAATAACATATCAAAATTTTGTGTTTCATCTGCCATACCAGTCATTAAATTTGTCCAAGCAGATTTCATAGAAGCAACACTACCTTGAATTGTGGAGCTAGCTTCTTTTGCTGTGGTACCTGTTATTCCCATTTCATTTTGGATAACATGTATTGCTTGATAAACATCATTTAAATTTGCAATATTATATTTAACACCAGTTAATTTTGTAGCGTCAGATAATAATCTTTCCATCTCTGTCTTAGTGCCACCATATCCAAGTTTTAAATTATCTAGCATCGTATAATTTTGTTTAGCAAAACCTTGATAAGCATTTTGGATACTTTCCATTGATGTTCCCATTTTATTAGCATTATCAGACATATCAATAAGAGCCATGTTGGCAACATCGGCAGCTTTTGAAGTATCACCACCTAAACTTTGCAATAATGAAGCACTAAAACTTGTAACAGCACTCATATAATCATTTGCAGAGACGCCCGCTGTTTTGTAAGCATTCATAGCATAGTCTTGTACTTTACCAGAACTCTCTTTGAAAAGTGTATCAACACCACCAACTAATTGTTCGTATTCAGCATAATTTGAAATTGCAGTTTTAGTAAGTGTAACTAATCCAGCAACGGCTGCAGCTGCACCTGCAACAGCAGCTGTCGCAAGACCTTTCGCCAAACCTTTTGCAAGATTTCCAACTTTAGATTCAGCTTTATCAGCTTCATTACCAACATCAGTTAATGATTTTTTAATATTATTATTTGCTGTTGCAGTTTCAGAGCTTTCCGTTTGCAATTCATTTAATGATTTTGTATAATTTCTTATATCTTTCTCAGTTGCATTAACAACTGCTTGCTGATTTAAAATTGTTACTTTTAAATTATCAGCTGCTGATTTATTAGCTAATTGTTCTTTTTGAGTATCACTCAAAGCTTTTTCATATTTCTTATATTCATCAGAAGCTTTGGAAATACCTTGACTTGCTAATTGTTGCATTTTGTTTTTTAACTCATCAACTCGTTGCCCATTTTTTGATTCAGCATTTTCAATAGCTAATAATTGATCTTTGTAACTTTTAAGTTTGGAATTTTGAGCTGATAGAACAGATTCTAATTGTTTTAATTTTGCATTTATTCCCACAGTAGATTTAGCCCAATCGTCCATTCCTGATGAAGCTGCTTTAAATTCTGCATTAGCTAATTTAATTGTTTTATTAGCGTCGCTTATTCCTTTTTTTAAATCTGATATATCGACTTTAAATTTGGTTGTAATTTCATCACCTTTTGCCATTTGCACACCTCCTTTTTAAAACCAATTATCATTTGCAGGACGTCTAAGCCTGCTTTTTTTCTTTCCTTGTTTTGTTTTTGAGCTTGTATTTAATCTTCTCATAATTAAAAATACATCATAAGCCGATTGTTTTCTTATTTCAAATGGATTTAATCCAATAAACACATCGCATAAAGTGAGCTGTGTTTCAAATAAAATTTCATAAAGGGACAGATTGCTCTGTCCCTTATTTAGTTTTTTAAGTTTGCACCTTTGCTCATTTGAGTAATAGCAAATTTAATAACATCAACTAGCACAGAAGCAATTTCAGAAACTTTAACATTTCTTAATTCTTCATCAGTTAGTCCTTCAAATATATCTTTTAAAAGTGGTTTTATAATATCCATTCCACTAACAACAGTTTTTCCAACTAATTTAATTATCTCTACATCATCACCGCTTTTTAATTGGTCTAGATTAACAATCTCAATTAAATCTTCAACTGTTCCAAACATTAAATCATAAGCTTCGGCTTCATATGTTTTGATAATTTTCTTATTATCATAAATATTTAATTTCATAATTTCTCTCCTATCTTTTTAATAAAAACATTTGGAGTAATCTTATATAAGATAGGCTATATAAGAAACGTCATGTACCGCTGTCCTCCAAATAAATTAATCAAACCATCTATGATTAATTTAATTTAAAACTAAGCTTGTGCTGTAGAAACTACAATTACATCTGCTGTTACTGTGTGTATAGAACCACTTGTAAATGCTACGCCATTAACAGTTATTGTTCCACCTGTTACACTAATAGTCAAGACATCGCCATCTCTGATTACATCTGTTCCCGGAGTAACTGTTGTTCCACTTCTAGTTACAGTAACTGTTGTACCTTCCGCTGCAGTTACTGTCAAATCATAAGAAGCAATAGCTTCTAAATCATCCGGAGTTGTAACTGTATCAAAAAATGTACTAACATCTGCTAAATTCAAACCAGCGTCAACATTTAAAGCTTTAGCACCTTTATTGTTATTAGCTGTAAATTTATGTGTTGTTTGAATTCCAGTGTAAACTACTTCTTGACCATTTGCGTCTGTGCCATCATTTTCAGTTGCATGTGTAGAATCTGGAATATTAAATGTTCCTTTAAATCTCCAAACATAAACCTCATCACCATTTGTTTTCTTTGTTTTATAACCAAGTGCAAAATATTTGACATCTCTTGGTCCTTCAATCATAGCACCTTTAGTTGAATCATATGTTTGTCCAGTTATTTTTGCTAATACATCAAATGGAATAGCACTTGCACTAATAGTAACTTCATCTGCAGCTGTACTTGATACAACAACTGCTGGCATATTATCGTAGTAGTGAGCTTCATTACTTGAATCTGTTGTTCTAGATAATTCTGCAACTCCAGCTAAAGATTCAACAGCACCTGTTATATATCCAGAATCATTATCTTGTGTTACTTCAGCAATAACAACGCCTTCAATACCTCTGTATTCTAAAATTTCGTCCATAATCTATTTCCTCCTTTTTTTATATTTCTATTTTTAGAACGTTTATTCCACGTCCTGTATGTGTTGGTTCGTCACTGGAAATATCATATCCTTTGCCAGTAACTATAAAACCATTTTCTTTAAGTAATGTTTTTGCTTCAATTAATTTTGTATTAACTAGTGTTGGTTCAATTGAATAAAAATTCAAATCAAAATTCCAAACTGTTTTACGTTCGTCATTATCGTAAAAACTATCACCATCAGAACTATTATTCCAAAACGTAAAGAAACTAGTTGGGTATGGTTCGTCAGCACTTAATGAGCCTTGTAAAAATACTGGATAGCCAAACGACTCCAATAATTCAATTAATAAATCTTTCATCTTTCTAGCCTCCTTATTTCCTCCCAAAAAATTTCTTCCTGTGCTTTGGTGATTTCTTCTTTTGTTCTTTCACTCCAAAATGCGTCCCATAATTTTTGGTCTTTTTTTCTTCGTGGCGTACCGTATTCAAACATTAAGAAGATTGAAGGTAAACCACCATTATCAATATCAAACCCAACATATACCATTCCGTAATTTGCGAATATATGTGTTTTAGGTTCTCGCACTAAACTTCTTTCTGTTGCACCAGTTCGCCAGTGTGGTCTAATTGCGGCTTGTGCTTTATCGGTAATTATACTATGTGTTTTAATTAATGCTTTTTCAACTACTTTTGGAACATCAGATTCCAATTTGTATAATTTATTAAGCACTTCATCAAACCCATCAAATTCTAATTTCATTTTGCTAGCCATAATTAAGCACCACCTTTAATCCTACTTACTTTAAATTTTAAAAATTGGTTTCTCATATTAACATTTTCAGGTTCGCTAATTATATCATATATAATAGCAGTGTTAGCAATAGCTATTCGGCAATTACTTGTTATTCTTGGATCGTACCAACATTCAATTGTAGCTGTATCTTCAATAGAATA